TATGCACATAAGACAAGGTCTGGTCACGTTCTGCTAATGGACGATTCCAAAGGAGCTGAGAGTGTCACACTCCAGCACCGAGGCGGTTCGATGGTGCAGTTCCATCCAGACGGTAAAGTGGCTATCACAGCACAGAATGGTCAGTATATGTTGACATTCGGTGAGAATCGAGTCAAGATTACTGGTGCATATGATATCACCGTCGATGGTGCAGCCAGTCTGAAGGTTGAAGGTGATTATAATGTGACTGTCGGTAAAGATATGAACCTGACGGTGCAAGGTGATATCAACATGACAGGCAGAAATATCAACCAACACGCAAGAGGTAATATCGATATTGCAGCAAAGAATATGACGACCAAGACCGAAGGTTCATATGCTGCACAAGCCGATGGTGCAATGCAGCTAACATCCGTGGGCAGTATGCTGGTGGCCTCATCAACCGATTCCGCTGCCATATGTGGTAAGACGCAGGTATCGGTTCTAGCCGACGTTGGTGCAGTGATGGTTCGTTCAGGTCTGACCATGTCGCTCCAGGCTATGACGGGTGATATTGCAATTCTTGCTACAGCTGGTCGAATGTCAATTCAAGGTCTGACAGCTATTGTCACAGGTGAAACTCTCGCAGCACTACAGGCCAGCACACAGGTCTCGATTAGTGCAGCAACGATTCAAACATCTGGTGTACACCTAATGAATACAGGAACTCTAACACCTCAAGTACCACCTATTCCTTTGAATCCTAAGGTCGCACATGTTGCTACACCTAGAACGATACCTGTTCAAGAAATATTCGATGCTGGTGGGTTGCAAGGCGCTTATTAGTAAGGATAAATAAATTTATGGCAGTAAAAATTACAAGACAACCAGATTATTCAGACTTGGACCTAGATTTCATGGCTCATCCAACTACAGGTGATATCGTGAAGAAAAAAGGTGCAGAGGCTATCAAACGCTCTCTGAGAAATCTTATCTTGACAAATTTTTATGACCGACCATTTAGACATGGTATTGGTTCAGACGCGCAGAAATTACTGTTCGAGAATGCTAATTATCTTACAGCAAATTTTCTGACAGATTCTATACGAGAGGTTATAAGAAAGTTCGAACCTCGTATCATTGTGCTAGGTATTGATACTATTTTCGATTATGATAATAATGGATATTCCGTTACTATAACATATTCGATCATAAACAGACCAGAACCTCTCGTCACCACAATTTTCTTAGAAAGAATTAGATAAAAATGGCAGTTACCTCTAATACAGCACTGAGAATAACAGAGCTAGACTTTGACAGCATAAAGACAAACCTCAAAAACTATCTGAGAAGTCAATCTGAGTTTCAAGATTATGATTTTGAAGGTTCTGGTATGTCAGTTTTGCTAGACATTCTGGCTTACAATACACATTATATGAGTTATTATATGAACATGGTTGGTAACGAAATGTTCATGGATACTGCACAACTCCGTTCATCTATTCTTTCCCATGCTAAAAACGTAAACTATGTACCAGGATCAAAGCACGGTGCAAAAGCACTCATAAACATACTTGTTACACCATCAAATACAGAAGACAATACAGCAACATCGCTTGTACTAAGCAAGTATTCAAATTTTTTAGGTGAAGACATTGATGGTGTGAATTATAATTTCGTGACAACAAATTCTTCTACAGTATCAAAAAGCAATGGTAAATTTTCTTTTGCCAACGTAGAAATAACTCAGGGTCAAACAATATCTCTCCAATATATTATGGATCCAACAAATACTAAACGCCGTTTCAAGATACCTTCAGCAAACGTAGATACAGATACCATCGAAGTTCGTATTCAAGAATCATCTTCAAATACGGATACTCTGACATATACAAAAGCTAATAGTATAATTGACTTGGTTTCAAATTCAACCGTCTTTTTCATCGAAGAGACAGACGATTTGAATTATCAAGTATACTTCGGTGATGGTATTATAGGTAAATCACCCAAGAATGGAAATATCATAACAGTTACATATCTGGATACAGTTGGGCCAGAAGCTAATAATATATCTAAATTCACATCAAAAGATGACATTGGTGGATTATACAGAGACAATGTTATTGTAACATCTACCACATCTTCATATGGTGGTATTGATAAAGAAACAATTGAACAAGTAAGATTCCGTGCTCCTATCGCATACTCGACGCAAAACAGAGCGGTTACAGCTGGAGACTATGAAACACAACTACTAAAAGATTTTCCTAATATTGAAGCTGTTTCCGTATGGGGTGGTGAGGATAACGAACCAGTTGTATATGGTAAAGTATATATCGCAGTGAAGACAAAACAAAATTTCCCACTATCAAACGTAAGTAAAGAGTATATCAAAGACCAGTTGATTAGAAATCGAAATGTTGTGACAGTCACCCCAGAAATAGTAGACCCAGAGTATACATATATCAGAGTAGTAGGTAAAGTAAACTATAATCCAAAAGAAACATCGATGACACCAAACGAACTGAGAGAGCTTGTCAAGTCTGCAATATATGATTACAATGACAAAGAACTTTCAAACTTCAATTCTACTTTCCGTAAATCTAAGTTGCAGGCTTATATGGAAGCTGCCGACAAGTCTATTACGGGAAGTGATATAACAATTTATATACAGAAGAGAGTGATATTGACAACTTCTGGTGCTAAAAAATATCAGATATCATATAACATGCCTATCAAAAAAGGTAATTTTTACGATAGATTATATTCTTTCCCTGAAATATATTCTTATGATAACAATGGTATTGAAAGAAATATACTATTTGAAGAGGTGCTCGATGCTGTAAGCGGTATCAATTCTTTTGAAATACTCAATTCTGGTTATGGATACGATTCTGCTCCATCAGTTGTTATAACAGGTGATGGTTCTGGTGCAACAGCGGTAGCCAAAATATCAAATGGTAAAGTTTCAAGCGTTCAAATATTGACAAAAGGTTCTGACTATACGATAGCGACCGTTCAGCTTGTTGGAGGTGGTGGTGAAGGAGCGGTGGTGAATGCATTGCTCGAAAATGATTATGGTACAATCAGATCATTCTATTATAGAATAAACGGCGAAAAAGTTGTTGTCACTGGAAATTTAGGTACAATCAAATATTCTACAGGCCTGGTTACGATCAATTCATTGATGACTACTGGTGCGGTTGAGAATGATTTTTATGCAAGCGATGTTGTGACATTCTTTGCACCAGCTGGAAGAGAAATCATACAACCGATGAAGAATAGAATATTAGTGATCGATGATGCTGACTCAAAAAGTGTTCAATTAGATATGGTCGCTGAAACGTAATGTCAACCAACAATAAAATATCCAACATAGTAAAATCGCAAGTACCTTTCTTTGTAAAGAATGATCATCCACAGTTCATCGCTTTCTTAGAGGCATACTATGAATTTTTAGAACAGAATGGTCAGGTTGTAGATAGTATCAAAAATACAAGAAACTACTATGATATTGATACTACGATAGACCAGTTTGCCGAAAAAATCTATGATACTTATCTGAAATTATTTCCTAAAAATATAAGAGCGGATAGAAATCTGCTGCTAAAACATGCGAAAGATTTCTATCTCTCAAGAGGTACAGAAAAGTCTATCAAGTTCTTGATGAACATCATGTTTGCAGAAGAGAATGTGGACTTCTACTATCCGAAAAAAGACATACTTCGCGCTTCTGATGGTAAATGGTATGTACAAAAGTCTTTGAAAATTGAAGATGTGAGAATTGACAATGTTTCAAATACCAGTTTTTCAGCCCTTGAAAAGTTCGTCAATACAATCATAACCGGAAATACTTCGGGTGCAACAGCAATAGTTGAGCGAGTGGATCGTTTTTATGAATCTGGCACAGAAGTTCAAGAGTTAGTCTTGAGTGACCTCAGAGGTACTTTTAGAAATAACGAATTAATATATGGTATCTTTGAAGAAAACAATTCTAACAGATCGATCAAAGCGAATGTTTTTGGAGGCATTCTCAACTCAGTAAGAATTACTGAAAGTGGTTCTGGTTATAGCGTAGGTGATCCTGTAATTATCCAGAGTGGTTCTGGATCGGGCGCAAATGTTCAAGTTGCTAAAGTAAGTAGTGGTAATATCGCCTCAATCGTTGTAATAGAAGGTGGTTCAGGATATCAAAATAATCAGTACGCGCTAATCTCCGGCGGTGGTGGAACTGGAGCGAATGCATATATTTCTGCTGTGGATCCTGATGAAACGGTACATCCAAATACATATACCATTTACTATAGTACCATTGAAATGGAAGCCAATACAGCTATAGGAAACGCAAAGTATTCTAATCTAGTCTCGTCCGTAATAGATCCTGCGAATAATTGGATTGCTAACTCATTATCATCGTTTGTATATGGAAATACTGGACCTGTGAAAACGGTTTTTGTTGCATCAAGAGGTTCAAACTATTCTTCACCACCCTCTATTTCTATTGTTGCAAATACGTTTGTAAGTGACTTAGGAATTTTAAGTCGTATGGTAATTAATAATGGTGGAGTTGGATATCAGATAGGTGACACTATCAATATTGAAAATGTTCTATTTGGTCTAGGAACTGGTGCAGCAGCAAACGTCAAAAATGTTGCTGCCAATGGTATGATTACAGAAGTGCGTTGGGTACCTGTCACAGGTCATTTCACTGGTGGTTCAGGGTACTCTACGGAATTTTTACCTGTAGCGAATGTGATATCTTCAAACGTAAATGCATATGGTGCAAATATTTCTGTAACAGAAATTTTAGGTACAGGCGGTTCTTTCTTCAGTTCAAATACCAAGATAGGTGCTATCGAAAGATTGATAATTTATAATAAAGGATCTGGTTATCTTGAGGCACCAACCTTAGACCTAACAGGTTATGGTGATGGTACAGCAAAAGCCAACGCAACTATCATTCAAGGTGTCTTCACATATCCTGGTAGATATCTCAATGATGATGGTATGCTAAGTACAGCAAATTACCTACAAGATAGAGACTACTATCAAGAATTTTCATATGTTCTAAAGTTGAAATCTTCGATTGACAATTATCGTCAGGCTTTGAAAGACCTAGTACATCCTGCTGGTATGAAACTGTTTGGTGAATATCGTATTGAAGATACGTCGATAAGCAATACATCTAACTTTGAAATATATGATTCTGTTGAAAAAGGTGTGAAATCTAAAACTTATACTAAGAGTGGTAATACCATAAACATAGCATATACTTCTCACGGTTTGTCTGTAAATGCAAACGTGACTCTTGAGTTTACAAGTGGTGGATCGAAGAATGTCAAGAATGGTATATATAGAGTAACGTCAGTAAGTGCAAACAATTTCTTTGTTGTTCAACCTAGAAGCGGTGTTGCTAATATCACGATTCTAAATTCAGGTGCATTATATAACGCTAATAGCTATATCATATTTACAGAAGAAAATGGCAATAAGGCCAATGCAGTATACAATGTCAATGCACATGGTTCAATCGTCTCTGTAACATTGACAGATTATGGAGCATACTATAGTTCTACACCTACAGCTACAGCAAATGGTTCAAATTCTGTTCCTGCAACTTTCAATATAACACTAAATCATTATGCAAATAATACTTCAGGTAATGTCAATGTTGGAATATTGCTAGTATAAATATAAGAAATTAGAGGATCAAATGAGTTCAGCAGCATTCGTCAATATGCGAGTATATAACGCCGAGCAATTCAGGCTTGCACCTTCTCGCACTACAGGAAACAATAGTCTGTATTTGACTTTTGGTAAAGTGAACTCATGGGCTAATGACTCTTCACCAGATATAGCAAATACATCTGTTGCAACGCAAAATGAAATCTGGTCAAATATGATAGGTGGTAAAAGATTATTTTCTGGTGATATGGTGCATGTTGTACCTAGATATAATTGGACAGCAAATATAAGTTATACCGCATATGATCATATGAACTCAAATCTGTATGATGGTAATACTAAATTCTACATCGTCACAAGTGATTTTAATGTTTATAAGTGTATTGCAAACGCAAATAATTCGGTATCAACAGTTGAACCATCTTCGATCAATCCAGCATCGTTGAGTCAGACTTCTGATGGTTATGTTTGGAAATATTTGTATACTATCAGTGATAGTGATCAGCTAAATTTTACAACCTCAGACTATATTCCGGTTAGAAAATTATCTTATGATGACGGTTCTCTACAGTGGCAGGTACAAGATCAAGCGATTGCTGGACAAATCAATTCTATTCTTGTTACCGATCCAGGTCAAAATTATACAGATGCCGCAAACGTAGTTGTAGCAATCGATGGAGATGGTCAATCTTGTTCTGCGACCGCATCTGTAAATGCAACATCAAACATAATAAACAGCATTATTGTGAATGATTATGGTTTTGACTATACATACGGAACAGTATCGATTAGCGGTGGAAATGGCACCAATGCAACCGCAAGAATCATAATTTCACCTCCTGGTGGTCATGGTAGTAATCCTATCTATGAACTCGGCGCATCTTATATCATGATAAACGGATCATTGATAAACTCTGAGGGTGGTGTATTTCCAATATCGAACGATTACAGACAAATTTCGATAATTGTAGATCCTCTAAAAACTTCTGAAATAGTATCTACCAATCTTACCTTTACTCAAACACACACTTTATCAACGATAGGTTCAGGTAATTATACTGTTGATGAAGAAGTGTATCAAGGTGGAAGTTATGAAACTGCATATTTCAAAGGTAGATTAGTCTCATGGGATTCTGCAAATGGTGTGGCTGTAATGATAAATACAACAGGATCACCAACCTCACAATCTTTGATTGGCATTAATAGTTCTACGGCAAGGTATGTTACAAGTATCATAGAACCTCAGCTTAAAGAAGGTACAGGTCAAGTAGTTTATGTGAATAATATTTCACCCATAACAAGAGCTGTCGATCAAACCGAGAATTTCAAGATCGTCATCAAGTTTTAAAGAGAGCAATAAGAAATGACTTTTGAAGCAAATACGAGTACTCTTAGAACAGATTTTAACGTAACACCTTACTACGATGACTTCGATAAAACGAAGAATTTTCATCGTATTCTTTTCCGCCCTGGTTATGCTGTTCAGGCCAGAGAACTCACACAAATACAATCAATGCTACAACATCAGATTGATAGTTTTGGTAAGCACGTTTTTCGTGAAGGTAGTATTGTTCTTCCTGGTGCATATACACTTGAATGTGCCACAACTGGTAATCCTATATGGTACATCAAGGTCAAAGATACCGACTCTACCAATAATGAAGTAACCATATCAAACTTCACGAATCAGATTCTTACAGGTAATACATCTGGTGTTCAAGCTTATGTTGAAATCGTAGAAGATGGTGTAGAAACAACTTCTGAACCTAAAACATTGATGATCAATTATCTCAGTGTTTCAAATGCAAACTCTAACGTCAAAACATTCCAAGCTGGCGAGACACTTTACGCAGCAAATGTAGGCACACTTGTTGTCATCAATACAGATCCTTCAGGTAAAGGATCTATCTTCTCTATTGAAGATGGTGTTGTTTTCGCCAAAGAACACTTCATTTCATTTTCATCCCAGAAAACAATTCTAAGTAAATATAGTGATTCACCAACCTGTAAAGTTGGTTTCTTGATTGATGAAAATATTATCAAAAATACAGATGATACATCATTGCTAGATCCTGCTCAGGAAGCATCAAATTATTCTGCACCAGGTGCAGATAGATTCAAGCTCAACCCCATTCTTACAGTAGTTGACATCACAGATGATATTGGACCACCAGATTTTGTGACGCTATTCACAATTAAAGATGGCATTCTTCAAAAAACTTCTGAGAGAACTCAGTATAATGTTATGGCTAATGAATTGGCCAAAAGAACCTATGATGAATCTGGTGACTATTATGTGAATGGACTGAACATTCGTTTGCGCGAACATTTGGATAGTGCAAATAATGGTGGATTATACACAGCAGCACAAAACGGAAATAGTGCGTTGCTTTCCGTTGGTGTAGAACCCGGTCTTGCATATGTCAAAGGTTATGAAGTAGGCCCTTTGACGACTACGTTCCTTGAGGTAGATAAATCTCTAGATTACAATTATGTAAACTCACAGCTTTCGTCTGCTAGTATGGGTTCATATATAACTGTCAAAGAGATTGTAGGATCACAGATCCTTGATCAAGGTTTGACAATCCAGCTTTATGATAAAGCTATGAATAGAATTTCAAATGGTGTTTTTTCGATTGGTTCTCAGACCGGTAATAATATCGGTTCTGCAATATTGAAGACAATTGAGTATAACTCAGGTACACTTGGTACCGCAGCCGCAAAAATGGATGTTTATCTAATAGACATCAAAATGCTTGGTTCAAATTCATTCTCAAGTGTCAAAAGTATATACTATGATAATGCAAGCTTGGCTGATTTTGGTGCTGACGTTGTACTGAGTTCGACAAATACGGCGGTATTACAAGAAGCATCTTTGACACCACTACTATACTATGTTGGTTCAAATGGTGTTAGAAAAATTAAAGATAGTGGTGATACTTCTAACGATACGACATTCACCTTCAAAAAAACTCAGTCAGGTTTGTCTATTGCTCAGGCCGGAACTCTTACTGTTCCTTATGCAATATCTGGTGAAGTATCACCATATGGTACATCTGGTGGTTTGTCAACATCACAAAAACATGAAATAACACTATCATTAGATGCAAGTATCAATGTTCGTGTTGGTGGTACAGTCTCAAATTCAAATCCGAAAACCATTATTGGTACAGGTACAACATTTACCAATTTGAACGCTGGTGATAAGCTTGAATTTTCAGGCACCTCGGGTATATACTATATTGAAAGTATTGGAGATGCAACATCTCTAACTTTGACAAGTAATCTTGCATCAACGCTGTCGTCAGCGACAGCATTCAAGGCTTACAAAACTGGTGATATCATCGATCTTACAACGAAAGGTAATACAGGCACCGTTCGCACTGTTACATCGTTACCTACATCAATTTCAATCGATTTGCAAGAAACATATTCTACCACTGTTCCAGCTACGGTTACTTCTAGAGTTTCTAGAACTGGTGCGGTTCAAAGCAATAAACTTTTGAGAAAAGGTAGATATGTAATCATCAATTGTAGTACTGCCGGTACGACTGGACCGTTTACACTCGGTTTCTCCGATATCTATAAAGTGAATTACATTATCAAGAAGACAGGTTCAGCACCTTCGTCTGTTTCAGACGGAACAAATGTTACCTCTAATTTCAAAATCGATAATGGTCAAAAAGATGGATACTATGATCTCGGCACCATAACACCAAATATAACGCTTGGCGCTACAGACTACCTATTGGTGCAGTTAGATTATTTCTTCCCAGATTTCACTGCTGGTGTAGGTTATTTCTCAATAGACTCTTATCCTATTGATGATACTGGTGTAACATCTAACACCATCAAGACTGAAAATATTCCGATATATAAGTCACCAACGTCTGGTCAACAGTATGATCTCAGAAATTATCTAGATTTCAGACCAGTAAAATCTATTACGGCAGCAGACTCAACAACAGTTATTGGTGCATCTACAAATCCTTCAGTATCATCATCGTTCTACTACTCTGGTAGCGGTCTGAGAATACCGGCTGCTGGTAGTACGATCACTTATGATTATTCATATTATCTTTCTAGAAGAGATATGATTATCGTAGATAAAGACGGTAATTTTTCAACGATACGAGGTATACCTTCTGCGATTCCGACAACGCCTCGCACACCAGACAATTCGATGGCTCTCGCTGTTGTCAACATCTCGCCTTATCCTTCAATTTCACCTTACTATGGACAATCAATAGGTCGTAAAGATTTGTCTTCATGGTTCACGAGAATTGCGCCTATTAGACAGACGATGCGAGATTTAGGTGTTATGAAAGATCGTATTGAGAACCTTGAATATTATACAACACTATCTCTCCTTGAAAAATCTGCTATAGATTTCAGAGTTCTTGATGATAATGGTCTTGATAGATTCAAGAATGGTGTGTTCGTTGACACATTTACAAGTCATATCTTAGGTGCAACAAACAACCCAGACTATAAAATTGTTGTTGATACTAAAGAAAAATCTATTCGACCAACATATACGATGGAATCTTTTGGTTATGATTATATTTCTGGTTCTAACGTACAAAGAAGTAGCAATGATATCATAACTCTAGCTTATTCTGAAGTAGCTTTTGCAAATCAGGCCCGTGTGACAACAACTAGAAATACTGAAAGAACTACCTATCGATTCATAGGTAATCTAACACTGACACCGGATAGTGATGTTTGGGTAGATACATCATTTGCACCTGATTCAAGTTTAACTTTTGGTCCTACAGACGAAGAAGTTACCAAATTGAGAGGTGGTTTGACAACTGAATGGGATTCATGGAGAACAAACATTTCAGGTTATGCGGTATATAGAGGTTCTGTAGGTGGAGCTTCTGGTGGCCAATCTAGCAATCCTAATTATGTTGGAACTTATTCTAGTAAAGAAGAAGCACAATCAGTCGCCAATCAATATACAAATTCAACCAATGTAACTATTGAAACAATTTATAATACTTCTAGAACAGGCATAGAAAACTTCCTCGTTGTTAATAGTCAAACACAAGCTCTCGGTAATAAGGTTGTTGATGTTAGTATTGTACCATATATCAGACCACAGACAATTAAAGTTATTGGTCGAGGTTTGAAGCCATATGCAAAGTTTTACGCATATTTTGATGAACAGGATATGAGTAGCTATGTTACACCTTTGACAGAAGCTGAATATAACAATGCAAGATTAACAATAACGGCTAGTTCTGAAGGTTCTGAACTCAAGGCTGATGTAAATGGTTTTGTATATTTCTTGCTGAGATTGCCTCAAGAAAAAAGATTTACGACAGGTACCAAGAGATTTATACTCACAGACAGCCCAACCAATAGTGCTGAAGATGCAACAACCCTTGGAGTAGGTTACTTCACCGCACAAGGTCTTGTGCAACAGAAGCAAGATACAATTCTTACAACAAGACAAGTTATTCCTCAACAAAAAGAAGTTGGTCAATCTTACAACACTTCAGCGTTTGAAAATGTACCTCAAGTTGTTGCTGGCGGCGGAGGTAAGGCTTGCTTAGCCTATTCATTCGTGGCCCGCGCCCCTGATGGTGAAGAAGGTATGTTTCTCACAAGCTTCGATATATTCTTCGAACAAAAACATCCTACACTAGGTGTTTGGTTTGAAATCCGTGAAATGGATAGTGCAGGTAAGATCACTAGAAACCAAGTACCATTGTCTGAAGTTTGGTACAAGAGTAGTGATATTCCACTCTCAACAAATGGTATCAATAATCCTATGAGAGTAAGATTCTCTTCACCTATTTTCTTGTATAATAAGACTCAATATGCATTCATCATTCACCCAGAGGCTGCAAATCCGAACTACTATCTATGGGTCTCAAGACTGGGTGAAAATGATATCAATACAAATACTCCTGTAACCGGTCGTCCGATGAATGGAACAATGTATACAACAAACAATAATCTAAACTGGGATATCGTACCTGATGTGGATCTAACATGCGTTGCTTATAGAGCCAGCTTCTCAACATCAGTGGTTGGCCAGGCAATTCTAGGTAATAAACCTGTAGAAAAGTTCAAGTTGGCAAATGTATCTAATGAGATGGCAGGATATGGTCGATACATATCTACTGGCGATAGATTGACGCTGACTGCAAATGGAACAATCAATACGACCGACAAGTTGGTTGGATTGACTTCAGGTGCAAATTCTAGCGTTCTATCTATAAACGGTACAGTTTATACAATGTCAAATACCACATATATCAATGGTGAAACTTTGCAGGTACGCAGAGCGAACGCTTACATGACAACTATATCTGCAAACGTAACCGGTGTTGTAAATGGTAGAGGTCAATTGAATGAATTTAGATCGAGTGCAAATCTAATTTCAATGACACTAACCTCATCAAATGGTCTGTTCAGCACAAATGATAGTGTTGTAAGCCCAACAGGTGAATATGCTACAATTCAAAGCATTGAAAATTTCCGTTACTCTGTTGTAGATTTTGAACCATCATTCTTATCTTTCAACAAAACATCTATCAACTTTGAAATGCAAACATATTCAAATGTTGGTGTATCTGGATCATATTTCAACATCAATCCAAACGAGAATAATTATCTAACAGATGAAAGAGCATTATATTCTAGATCAAATGAAATTGCTTATCTGAGTTCGGACCGTTCAAATAAGATAAGAGTATCAATGTCTACAGCAACAAACTATCTATCACCTGTTGTTGATTTGACAAGAACACATGCTGTATATGTTGATAATATTATCAATAACAATGCAACTGGAGAAAATGGTGTTTCGGGTGGTTATCTAAGTAATAGATATATTTCGAAGACGATAACACTTGCAGAAGGTCAAGATGCTGAAGATATGAAAGTTGTGTTGACAGCATACAGACCACCAAATACAGATGTTCGTGTTTGGGTCAAAATATTGAACGGTGAAGATTCGGAAAGTTTGTCAAACAAATATTGGATAGAACTTGTAAAAGCTGGTAATGGTGATGCCACATACTCATCTCTTTCTGACAGAGATGATTTCAAAGAATATGAGTTTGATTTTCCAACATCATATTTGACCGCACCTCAAGGCCAAGTTCAATATACGACTAGCGCAGGCATCACGTTTACTGGCTATAAATACTTTGCAGTGAAGATAGGTCTGATGGCTTCAAACTCTGCTGTTATACCTAGAGTTGCAGATTTGAGAACAATCGCTCTTCAAATCTAAAAATACACTTATAATTATGGAGATGATGTGAATGTCCAGTTTTGACTTTGACTTTGGTGAAGGCCCTGTGCCTGCACATAAACACGAAAAAGGCGGAGGTATCGTCGCAAACACGGTAATGATAGACGACACTGTTTTTATTGGACCATATGCTTTAGTTTACGGAAATGCAAGAGTATATGGTGATGCAAAGATAGATGGTTATTCTAGAGTATATGAAAACGCATTCATTTCTAATGATGCTAAAGTTTATGGAAATGCTGAAGTTTACGGAAATGCAGTCATAAGTGGTAATGCTCGCATCAGTGGTAATGCAAAAGTATATGGTAAAGCTAAGATTATTGATCAGGCTCAAGTTTACGGTGAAGCTGAAGTTTATGGTAATGCTATTGTCAGAAACTCAGCAGAAGTATATGAAGATGCCAGAGTATACGGTGATGCAGAACTGAAAGACTTTCATAAGGTCTATGCAAACTGTGTGTGTACAAAAAAACCAATCGTGATTACAGGATTTGTTTCTGATATAACACTCACAGACCATCACATAACGATTGGTTGTGTAGTTTTACCACCAAGCTTATGGAAAAGTAAAGGTCGGACAATTATCAGAGCATTTGGTCATTCTGACGAATATGCAAGAATGTGGTTGAGTTCAATATTGAGTATATTAGAATACTATGAGTGTACTGATAGAGAAGAAGACTTGCAACATGCAAGAGACACAAACCTTATCAAACGCATTCTCAGTGGCGATACTCAAGATAGAATTATAGCGAGACGGAAATTACATGGAACACAAAACTGACGTACCTGGCATATTCAAGAATCCTGTGACAGGTGCTCTTATAAATAAGGATAACAAGGCTCTTCAAGCTTATAAAAAACGTAAAATGAAAGAGCAAAAGCTAGATATCGTAGAAAGAGATATTGCAGGCTTAAAAAATGATATGCAAGAGATCAAAGAACTACTCAGAGGGCTCGTAAAGTAAATGGCTTTAGCAAACGTAAATATTACAGATACCTTTGATGTTTGGAGAACCCGAACAAATCAGATTATTGTAAGTCTTGAACAACAAGGTGGTTCTGCAAATGCTGTTATTGGTGCATTTGAAAAGGCTAACACGGCCAATTATTTCGCATATCTTGTAAATGCAAATACTGTTGCTGCATTTGACAAAGCTAATACGGGCGGTTCAATCAGCTATCTGGCCTACGATAAAGCAAATGTGGCTAATCTTGTTGCGTATAGTGCTTTTGTCAAAGCAAACGCTGCAAATATATCAGCCGGTGCAGCTTTCGATAAGGCTAACGCAGCATATGGAGCTTTTGATCGTGCGGTTGAAGTCGGTGCAGCAGCAAACAGTTTTATGATATCTACAGTAGATGGTGCAAATACTATTGCTATCGCAGCATTCGAACAAGCCAATAGTGGCGGTGGTGGCGGTGGTGGCGGATCAAGCATAACCATATCAAACGATGTGACATCAAATGCAACAAGATATATTACATTTATCAGTGGCACTACAGGATTGGCTACGGTAATACACACATCAAATACAGGATTGACATTCAATCCAAATACAGGAACTCTAAGCGCAACAATTTTCAACTCTTTATCAGATATATCACTAAAAGAAAATATTGCGAAAATTGACAATAGCTTAGATGTAATCGAACAACTGAATGGTGTGAAGTTCAATTGGAAAAAGAATGGTCTTGAAAGTTACGGTGTCATAGCACAAGATATTGAAAAAGTGATACCTCAACTTGTAAATGAGTTTGATGGTGTCAAAAATGTTAACTATGATGGTATCATCGCTTTTCTTATTGAAGCAATAAAAGAACTCAACAAAAAACTAGAGAATAGATAACATGGCAGCCTATGTAGAACTTTATATGGATCAAGGCGCAACATTCGAGAACACCCTGACAATAACAGATGATGTGACGAATGCTACTGTCAATATCTCAGGTTACTCATTCTCTAGCCAGATGCGTAGATCCTATTACTCATCAAATGCTACAGCAAATATAGTCTGCACAATCACGGACGCAAGTAATGGTGTGGTTGTAATGTCAGTCACAGCAGCAAATACCTCCAATATAAAAGCTGGCAGATATCTATTTGACGTAGAATCAATCAATACAATAAACAATACTAGCAGAATCTTAGAAGGCATCATCACAGTAACACCGGGAGTCACACGCTGATGGGTGATATGAAAGTAAGAATTTCTGTGAATAGCCAAAACAGAGTTTCTATAAATAACCAGAACAGAGAAAACATAAGAACGGTGGGTGTTGGTCCTGTTACTGGTGCTACTCGATTGTCTCAATTGACAGATGTCAACGTCTCGAATGTGCAGAACAACCATTCTCTAATTTACGATTCTACCACCGAAAAATTTGTATCTAAAGAAATACCCGTAGTAAACGGAGGAAATTTTTAAATGGCCAATACTAGGATTCAAGTAAAGAGATCCACAACGACAGCAGCTCCTTCGGGTGGTTCTCTTTCTGCCGGTGAAATTGCATACTCATATTCATCGAACATTTTATTCGTAGGATCTTCTGCCGGAAATGATGTTTTACCTTTGGGTGGTAAGTATTATGTCGAAAAAACAAATTCTGCATATGACATAGCTATTGCATCTTTTGCTAGTGGGAATGCGGCCGCTGGCGGATCTATCGCAGAAGCTTATAATAAGGCCAACTCAGCAAACTACTTTGCTTATCTTGTCAACGCAAATACAGTCGCAGCATTTGACTCTGAAAATATAACCCGCGCTATTGCAATTGCAGCATATGGTAATGCAAACTCTAAGTTCTCAGCTTCTGGTGGTACAATCAATGGTGATGTCAACATCTCAGGTAACCTAACTCTTACTGGTAATACCACATTCATAAATGTTGCATCATATGTCATTGGTGATCCTCTTCTATATCTTGCAAGTAACAACTATGTTTCTGATATCGTGGACATTGGTTTCATAGCAAATTATGTCAACGCAACTGGATCTAACGTACACACAGGTTTCTTCAGAGATGCTGGAACTAAAGAGTATTATGTATTCGAAGGTTATGATGAAGAGCCACATAACAACGTAATTGATCCTGCTGGCAATAACTTTACTATCTCAGTACTAAACGCAACTCTACGCACCAGTAACATCATTCTTGGTGGTATCAATGCAATCAGCTGGATACGTTCATCATATGATACAACAAACCTTGTTGCTGGAGCAGTCACTACAGCAAATACTATTGCGATTGCAGCATTCTTACAGGCCAACAATGTCGGTGGTGCACTCAATACAACAAATATCGCAGCAACATATGCATTTAGTACGGCTAATATAGCAAACACAATAGCAATTGCAGCGTTTGCAGCAGCTAATGCAGCATCCGGTGGTGGTACAACTGATGCAAATAATATCACTTCTGGTATACTTGCAGTAGCTTATGGTGGTACTGGGCTCAACTCTGTTGCTACTAACGGTGTCCTTTATGGTAATGCAACAGGACCATTAGCAATAACCTCAGCTGGTACAGAAGGTCAGGTGCTACAAGCCGGTTCAACAGGGATTCCTAGCTTTGCAATGTTGGATGGTGGAAGCTTCTAATATACTCAATAAAACTGTGAAGGAAAATACATCATGAGTGACACAAATGCATATGTAAATGCATACATAGATAATGCCATTGGTATGATACATGAAAATATCAATGTTATTCTACAGCTAAAAACACAGGTCAAAATAGCCAATGATGTCATCAAAGAAAAAGATGGTATCATTGGTTCTCTCACACCTCAACTAGAATCTAGCAAAGTCAATTTCAATGAAATGGTTGTTCTCCGCGACAAAGTGAAGAGCTTGGAAGAATCATACAATACCATGCTCATCAAAGCTTCACATGTTGATACAGCACTTGCTCAAATTGCACAAATGAAAGCTGAAATAAAACAACGTGATGATAAGATAGCAAAATTGAAAGAACAGTTGGCGCTTGCATTGAAGCCTACCAAGAAAACGATAAATACCAAGAACAAACTGATAGCAGTTGCTGGTGATGCGAAAGACGAAGTGAGTAATACTCCAGTAGCAATAGCAGGTAACGCAACAGATGACTTCTAATGGCTAATACAGTAATCGCACTCAAGAAATCTAGTACACCCTCTGCAACACCGGCTAGCCTTGCTTACGGTGAGCTGGCTATCAACTATGCTGATGGTAAGCTATTTTATAAAGCTGCGAACGGTAGTATTCTCGAAATTTCCGGTTCTGGTGGTGGAGGTGGTGGAGGTTCATCAAACAGTTTCAGCACCATCAATGTAAACGGAACACTTGTTGTTTCTGATTCACCAACCAATATTCTAACACTCGTACCTAGTGGTGATATCACTCTTACGGGTGATGCTGTCAATGATAAAATAACAATTGGTATGAGTTCTTCTACTAATGTTGTTCCTGCTTTTGATCAGGCTAACTCAGCACAGACAATTGCCATTGCAGCTTTCACAACAGCAAACGCAGCAGTCAATGTTGCAACTTTAGATGGTGCCAACACTGCCGTAGGTGCAGGCGCAAATAACTACCTATTATCTGTTATTGCAGGTGCCAACACTACCGTTGGTGCTGGTGCGAATAGCTATTCTTTAGCTACCCTTGCAGGTGCCAACACTGCCGTAGGTGCAGGAGCGAATAGTTACCTCTTGTCCGTTATTGCAGGTGCTAATACAGCCGTTGGTGCTGGTGCAAATGCTTATGCAACTGCTGTAGGAACTGAGGCCAATGTCATCGCGATTGCAGCATTTACAGCAGCCAACGCAGCCGGCGGAGCTGGTGTGGCAGCTGCATTCGACCAAGCTAATACAGCACAAACAATCGCCATTGCTGCTTTTACACAGGCTAATACTGGTGGTGGAGGTGGTAGTTCACTCAATACAGCAAATATTATAGTATTTTCAAACACAAGAATATCAACAAACGCAAATAGCGGTGCTGTTATAATTGCCGGTGGTCTGGGTGTAAGCGGTAACATATACACCGCAAATAGGATTGGTTATTCGAACACCACCAACGTGAGTGTTGTATATACATATTATAACACAATAACATCATCTTTGGATACGGTATTTGGATAATGGCGCAAGTTAATAGAACGCTCACATATCAAGGTGATATGCTCGTTCACGATACACATGATGATATCAGCATGGCTGATGGTGCTTACAGTTGGCAGTTTGATGGTACTACTCAAGCCGTACATATCCCACATAATACTGTATTGAACTTTTCCAATGGTGATTGGACTATTGAATTTTGGATGTGCCCAGCAGCAACAGACGTTTTGTCAGGAACTGGTCGTGGAATATATTCCAAAAGAGCAACAAGCGCAATTTTCGCAAGCGTTGCTATTGATTATAACGCTACAGTAAATACCATAAGAATAGCTGTTGCAAATGCTGCCGGTAGTGCATGGACAGTAAATACTACAATGACTCTAGATATTGGTGTTTGGCAACACATAGCATTTGTTCGCAATGGTGCTAACATATACGGATATAAGAATGGTGTTCGTTCCACACTAAGCACCGCAATGGCTTCAGCAGTAATTTTTGATGATGGTGCTGCTGCCACTATAGGTCAAATTGCTGTTATTCCTATTTCTACCACTACGAGCTATGGTGCTGCTCGTTTCAAAGGTCTATTATCAAATCTTAGGGTTACGAAAGGTGTTGCGCTATACACAGCAACAACTATTCCTATACCAAAATCACCACTAGTCAATCAAGGTTCAGTAACAAGCTTATTGACTTGTCAATCAGCAACATTCAGAGATAACTCTTCATATGCACACATACTAACTGATGTCAACACACCGACAATATCATACAAAAATCCATTCACAACTGAAAAGAGTTTGAAGTTTGATGGCACTTCAGAATATATAACAACTCCTTCTAATGCGGTATTTGCATTTGGTACTGGCGCATTCACTGTTGAATTTTGGATTAAGTACACTGTACTACCAACAACTGGTAACGCAAGAATGGTTCCTCTTGATCACGCGGGTGTCTCTGGTGGTTTTGGAATGTTTTTATCATCTGGTGGTATAGATATATACATTACTGCTGGTGCGGGCCTTGGAAATTTTCCATATACATGGTCTCTTGATACCTGGTATCATGTTGCTGTGGTAAGAAGCGGAACAACTTGTACAGCATATGTCAATGGTATTGCGATTGGTACAAATACGGTTTCTACAAATTTCACTTCTCCAGGAACAGTGTTTATAGGTAGAAATGCGTTCAATGCGCTACAATTTTTAGCTGGATATATGTCTAATTATCGTATCACAAAGGGTACTGCTGTTTATACAAGCAACTTTATACCACCTGAACCATTCACAGATTCTGACGCAAAAGGTGCATCGATACTTTTATTCACTTCTGGTGCTACACTCAGAGACCTTTCTTCAAATGGTTTAGCAATAACTGCTACTGGTGGTCCCACTGTTTCTTATGAAAACCCGTTTGATACGACATTGACGGATGAATCTTCTATACCTTTTGCAAACAGATTGACTAATAGTGTTTACTTCAGCTCATCAGCCAGTAGCTATTTGTCAGTCGGAACTCCAACAGCAATGACTGGTGTATTTACTATTGAGTACTGGTTGTATTTGCATAGTCTTACTGATGCTACTAACGGTCACGGAATATTTTTCCAAGGTACAACAAGCTCGAACGCAAACCGAGTTCAAATGAGCGCTCTTCCATCACCAAACCGACTAGGTTTTTTCTGGGAAAATGCTTCAGCATTAAATATGAATCTCCTTTCGTCAGCGGGATCGATAACAACGAAAACTTGGTTACATGTTGCAGTAGTTTCTAATGGATCAGGATCTACAGTGAAAGTATATGTCAATGGCGTGGAGTCAGGTAGTACATCATATGTGAATGCCCCATCACCAGCAACAAATCTATATCTTGGTCTTCATCGATCTGGTGGTGTGTTGCGACAACAATTTGATGGGCAAATCTCAAATTTTAGATATACAAGAGCTGTTGTTTATTCAGGAAACTTTACACCACCAACAGCACCACTTCAGATAACACAATCTGCTGGAACAAACATTGCTGCCATTACAGACAAAACATCTGTGCGTTTATTGACTTGTCAAAATTATGGAGAATTTGTTGATAATTCAATCTATGAACAACCTATTTTAGCGTTTCCTACAACATTGACAACAACAATTAGAAACACACCAGTAACGTCAAAATTCAATCCTTTCAATTCAACGAATCAAACGTCTGCGTTGACTAACAACTATTATAGTGCATTCTTCAATGGCACATCACAGTTCTTAGCAACAAATGCTCCAGGATTTACATCATCAAATTTCACAATTGAATGTTGGTTTTATCTGACAAGTAATTTGACTTTCTTATCTCCAGATAATGCATATACTGCTACTATAGTAGGAAGTAACGTGAACACTGGCATGATTCTTTATGTAGGTGCCCCAGCAGGAGCAGGTTCGACACCAACTGCTATAGTTTTGACTGGTCTAGGAGCAGGCCATACAGGGCCTGTAGCTTCTGTTACCGGTATGACAATTCCAATCAAAACTTGGCATCATGTGGCTGTCAGCAGAAGTGGTTCAACCTTTGCTATGTGGTTCAATGGTGTCAAGCAAACATTTACAACCTTGACGAATACAGGTAACGCATTTGCGGCTGGTACTCTAGCTATTGGATACAATGCAGAAAATGCAAGCTATCGCTACTGGTTCCCAGGATACATCTCCAACCTTAGAATCGTATTGGATAATCCCGTATATGATCCTACAGGTGGTGATATTACTGTTCCAACAGCACCACTCGTAGTTACCAATAGAACATATCTACTTGCATGTCAATCATCATTGCATGTCGATAACACAACTACACCATTCACGATGACAGCAACTGGTGCTACAACAGACAAGTTCAATCCATTTAGAACACAATCTGATTATTCTGTATCTCTCAATGGTAGTAGTCAGTACCTAACATTACCAATGTCAACGAATTTCGTTTTCAATGGCGACTTCACTATTGAAGCTTGGATAAATCCTACAATTTTACCGGCATTAGGTGATCAATACTGGATCATTGGTAACTGGGCCCGTTCATTTTATTTGAATGTTGTGAATACATCAGGTGCAATTTATTTAGGTTTTGCTTTCAGTTCTGATGGTACATTAGGCACAGTTCAATCTGTAATTAAACCAGCAAATATTATAACTAACACATGGCAACATGTTGCTGCTGTTCGCGTTGGTACCACTGTCACATTATATCTTGACGGTGCATCTATTGGATTTGGAACCATATCAATTACCAATTTCAACTCAGGTACAATTGCTATCGGTCAAATCACTCCTGGTCCAGTGGCTGGTTACTATTTCCCAGGATATATTTCTAATCTTCGTGTTGTCAAAGGAACTGCTGTCTATACAGATAACTTCATACCATCATCATCACCTTTGACTGCTATTGCAAACACATCATTGTTGACTTGTACTTCATCACAAATACGAGATTATTCTGGCAATAGTATTACCATAACAAACAATGGTACTGCAACGGTTTCTTCTACAGTGTTTCCACCGTTTACGACTACATCGGCAACAAGTCAAGTAGAATTTCCTGCGTCTAAATTACTATCGACTGGTTCGTTGTTGACGAAAAGCTATCTAGACGATAGTTCAATATTCAATAGAACATATGCAACATATTTCAATGGTATCAATCAGTACCTAACTGGGCCAGCTAGTGTAGCATTTGCTTTTGTAAGTGGAGATTTTACTTTTGAATGTTGGATATGGACCGATCCATTCACTAATACAAATGGTCGGGCTATTTATAGTGCTAAACCAGATTTCAATTTTAGTTTAGATAATACAGGTAGAGCATCGTTCACAACATCGTCGCCCCCTGGTGGTTCTACTATAACTGGTACTACCAATGTTGCTACAAGTTCTTGGAATCATATAGCAGTTACTCGTCAAAATGGAACGATAAGACTATTCGTGAATGGTGTGTCAGACGCAACACCAATAATAGACTATGATTTTGTTGGATCTAAAAGTCTGGGTGGTCGCATTGGTTTTGATATATATGGTGTAGTTGGTGGATTTGCTGGCGATACTCTTTGGAATGGATATATTTCAAATCTTCGTTTTATTAAAGGTACAGCACTATATACGACAACATTCACGCCGTCGCTTACACCACTAACTAATTACAATGAATTTATATATGAAACATCTTTATTAGCTTTTCAAGATAGTTCTGCAACTATAGATAACTCGTCATATGCACACGCTTTGACAGCAGTCAATGGACCACTAACGACAACGAATATTCCTACACGATTCTATAGTGGATCGTTCAATGGAAGCAGCACATCTTTACAGGTAACCACAACAGCAGTTACGGGTGCATGGACTATTGAGTTTTGGGTTTATAACGCCAGTTTTGGTGGAGCAGGCGGCAAAGGATATGTATTCAACGGCACTACAAGCTCAGATGCAGATAGAGTGCAGATAGGTGTTGATAGCACTGGGCAATTTTATTACTATCACGAAAACTCATCATCAGGAACTTTTACTGTCAACTCTGGCGCAACACTACTATCTCTGAACAAATGGCATCACGTTGCTGTTGTTTCTGATGGAACTACTCTAACATTATTCATTGATGGTGTATCTGTTGGTTCAGGAACAATCGCAAACAGCCCTTCACCAGGCACCAACTTTTATATTGGATTCCTAAGAAATTCTGGAGCATTGCAATATCATCAGGGTTATATTTCAGATTTTAGATATGCAGGAGCATCGGTGTACACAGCAAGCTTCACGCCACCAACACAAAAATTGACAGCGATTGGTGGTACATTTTTGCTTGCGCTACAAACCGCAAATGTTACTAAAGATAACTCTACCAATAATCTAACGATAACAAACAACGGTTCTGTCACAGCAGTAGCACCTATCTCATGGCCTACTGTGCAAAAGCAATATTCGACAGGTGTGATTGAGATTGTTGGTCATCTTGATGATTTCAATCCCGTTCAGAATGGTAATGTGAGTGCATATTTTATTGGTGATGGATATTATTTGAGTACACCTTCAAATGCATCTTTCAGTTTTGGCACTGATGATTTTACTCTTGAGGCTTGGGTATATCCTATTAACGGTGGACGAGCAGCAGATGCACTTAAATATGGAACTATAATATCTCAGTTTTTAGCCGGTAGCACTGGTGCCGGTTCAAATTCTTGGGGTCTAGGTATAGGTATGAATGGTGGAGTATTTTCTAGTGTAACATTTGAAGCCGATGGAGGATCTAGACTGGATATTACTGGTTTAACATTTGCTCTCAACACATGGCATCATCTTGCCGTTGTTCGTAGCAGTGGAACATTAACAGCTTATGTTAATGGTACATCGATAGGTAGTTCATCTTATGCATCTTCTATAAACAATAATTCTTCTGGATCTGTTCAAATGGGAAGAAGTGCTTTTGCCGGTTCATATAGTAACTGGCTAAACGGATATCTATCAAATGTTCGTGTCACAAAAGGTGTCGCTGTTTATACTGGCAACTTCACAACACCAACATCACCGCTACAGATAACTCAATCTGCAAGTGCGAATATTGCAGCAATTACTTCAACATCGTCTGTATCGTTGTTGACATGTCAAAACAGTGATCTTTCTGATATATCAACAAATCGGTTTTCAATATTCAACAATGGTGGTGTAACATTCAACAATGAAATAATACCGTTCTAAATAGGTATAAAGAGGATAAGATGGCAAAATTACAAGGTGGTTCTAGAACATACGGAAGTCATACAGTAGACACCGCATTGGTTGCTGGTGCTGGTGCTGGCTTTTCTAATATGGTTCTACTCACTTCAGGAACTGCGGCTACATATTCTTTACCCACTGCACTGCAAGTTCCTGGTGCTAGATTCAAAGTCACTATCATTGGAGCGGGTGGTGGTGGTTCTGGTTCTGCTGCTACCATCGGTTCTGTAGGCAGCGGTGGTGCATCTGGTGGTGTTATCATCATTTATCTGACAGTTGTAGCTGGTGCATATACATTCACATATAGCGTAGGTGCAGCAGGAACAGCAGGAGCAGCAGCCGGTGCTGGTGGTGCTGGTGGTCTTTCCAACATAATTTATAACGGCGTAACTTATCAGGTTGCTGCTACAGGTACAGCGGCCGCTGCTGGTGCTGGTGGTACAGCAGGTGCAATTACAGGCGTAACTAACGGTACGACACCAAATGCTATTGCTATCTCTGGTCAGCAAGGTGGTAACGGTGGTACATCATCTGCAACAACACCAGTGACAGGCATTGGTGGTGATACACCTCTCGGATTTGGTATGGGTGGTAAAACTGTAGGTATCGCAGCGGGTGCAGGCCGTGCTGGCATTGGTTTCGGTGCTGGTGGTTCTGGTGGATATTCTGCTGGTGCTGCAACAGGTCAAGCTGGTGGTATCGGCGGTGCAGGCCTTATTATTGTTGAATATTGAGAAAGGTTCATAAAATGGAATACACATATAAAATTACGAACATCTACTGTTATCCTACATATGAAAACAAAGAGAATACCGTATTCAATGTTTTATGGATCTACTCAGGCACCGATGGCACATACAGTTCGAACATCAACGGTTATACTATGATACCATTCGATCCTGATGTTGAGTATACACCTTTTGATGACCTGACTGAAGAGCAGGTGATATCTTGGGTTGAACAGAACACTGATCCAGCCTTACTATCAGAAATGAGAGCGCAGATAGAGGCGGAAGTGATTGCACAATCTAGCCCACCACCCGTCATAAACCCTATTTTACCTTGGCAGAAATGATAAATATTTCTAAAGCTATAACATAAAAACAGGAAAAAAATGGCAAATTTTATAACTTCGAGTGGTGAAGAATTAGCATCAACCTTTATGAATGATTCTTCACTAATTGATAGGTTTATTGGTAATCAGATATGGACTTGGGGAGATAACACCTACGGACAATTAGGTGATAATAGCAAAAGTTATGCCACGGCAAAATCTTCACCAGTACAAGTTAGTGGTAATCAAACAAATTGGATCAAATTACCTGATAGCATAAGCGCAAGTGCAACTCATATAGGTGCAATTAGATATGTTACTACAGGAAGTAATTTATGGTTGTGGGGTAATAACAATAGTAATCAAATAAACGTAACAGCCTATAGTGGCTTAACTTTATCTTATCCGTTACAAATTAAAGATATCGATACAGAAAACCCTCCAGATTTTTTATCTATAACTGATGTCTCACCATTTCAAACTACTGTACGCAGTAATACTGCATTTAGAACTTTTGCAAAAGGTTCAGGTGAATTTTTAGGAAATGGTTCTACAGCTGGTAGTAAAGCAAATAGCTTGCTACCTTTCTTTAATTCTGGAGGTGCTAATATATTGAAAGAGGTCTCTATTGGTCTCGATGGTGGTGTTGCTATACAAGCCAATACGGGAATTTTATTTTCAATAGGTTCAGCTAATATTGCTCCTAATGGTACTACAGGTTATTGGAGGCCAGCTCAACAGGTTGTTCCTACTGGTTATCCTTGGTCAACAGTATCTGCCGGAGATTATCATGTAGCTGGAATTACTACAGATGGTAGATTATGGAGTTGGGGAAGAAATAATTATGGTCAGTTAGGTAATACAACAATTACAGTTGGAAGCACAGTAAATACATATACACAATTACAAGGTTCTAGTAACAATTGGTCTAAGGTTTCTGCCGGTAGCGATCATACAGCAGCAATCAAAACCGATGGTTCTTTGTGGTTGTGGGGTAGAAATGATTATGGACAGCTAGGTGATGGTACTGTAATACATAGGTCTTCTCCAGTGCAGATAATTGCAGGTGGTAAAAATTGGAAACAAGTATCTTCTGGTTATAGACATACAGCAGCAATCAAAACCGATGGTTCTTTGTGGTGTTGGGGTAAAAATGATAGAGGTGAATTAGGTGATGGCACCATAATACATAGGTCTTCACCTGTACAAACAGTTTTAGCTGGTAAAAATTGGAAACAAGTTGCTGCCGCCAAAGAATTTACTGCTGCAATAACCTACTACGAATCATTCTTAACATAAGAGGAAAAAATGTTTGTAATCATACAGAATAGCTCATTGATCTTTGGTCCAAAAAATTGGAGCAAATTGATTTTTGAAGAAATTATAAAAGAAGATTGCAATCTAGAATGTAATATCAGTGTACAAAACGATGAGAATCTTCCAGTCGTTTTAGACAATGATGTAAAGATTCTTCCTGTCGTTTCGATAAATCAACCCTCATATAATTCGAAAATTGAAAGATTGGAGGGTCCTTATTGGAATTTCTATGAAGATAGAGCTGAAATGTATTATACTGTTGGTGATCTACCTATAGATGCTGTAAAAAACAGACTCAAGAATATCATATCTTCCAATAGATATGAGTATGAAAAGATAGGTTTTGATATGAAAATACAAAATGCTGATATCTATATCAATACTGGAAGAACTGAGAGGTCTGTCTTTTTACAGACACTATTTTACATGGAAGACAATGAAACCATAAACTGGAAATTTTCAGAAGGTTGGATGCAACTCACAAAACCAGATATGCAGCAGATTGTTTCTAAGATCAAAACACATGTTCAGTCATGTTTTATATGGGAACAAAACAAGATCGCTGAAGTTGATGCTGCAAATACACTTGAAGAACTTGATGCAATCAATACTGAGGTTGAGATATAATGCCTTATACTGGTGCAAATAATAACTTCAGAATAAGAGGTTCCGACATAGGTGCGGGCCCTTATGGTTTAATACCACTAGAATTTTTCATAGACGCTTATCCTAATATTTTTCCAAACTTCAAAAAATCTAACTTATGGTTGATGGGTGATAATCAATACGGTCAACTAGGTGATGGTACTGTAATACATAGATCATCACCAGTTCAATTATCAACAAGTGTAGCAAACAATTGGAATAAGATTAGTGCTGGAGATAATTTTAATGTTTCTATAAATAGCAACACCGAGACAACACTATTCAATAGTCAAGGTTTTTCTTGGGGCAATAATAACTATGGTCAATTGGGTGACAATACCATGGTCAATAAATCTTCTCCCGTTCTTTTTCAATCTTCTACTGATGTTTCTTGTGGATGGAATCACATATCTACTATTACAAACAATGGTGATTATCGTTATCTATGGACATGGGGAAGAAATGATTACGGACAACTAGGTGATGGTACCACAATACATAGATCATCACCAGTTCAAGTCGCAGGCAATTTTATTTGGTCCCAAGTATCTTGTCGCGCATGGAATACAGCAGCAACTAAAATAGACGGTACATTGTGGACATGGGGAAGAAATGATTACGGACAACTAGGTGATGGTACCACAATACACAAGTCTTCACCCGTCCAAACAGTCGGTGCTGGTACTACATGGAAAATAGTTTCCTGTGGTGTAAATCATATGGCGGCAATCAAAACCGATGGTACTCTTTGGAGTTGGGGTGTTAATGATCAAGGTCAATTAGGTGATGGTACAAGAATACATAGATCATCACCAGTTCAAGTAGGTGTTGACACTACATGGAGAACTCTTTCTTGCGGTACTAATTATACAGCAGCAATCAAAACTGATGGTACATTATGGTCTTGGGGTTATAACGATTTAGGTCAATTAGGAGATGAAACTCAAACACACAGGTCTTCACCTGTTCAAACTATAGCAGCAGGTACAAAGTGGAAGTATGTGTCATGTAGCAATCATACAGCAGCAATCAAAACTGATGGTACATTATGGTTGTGGGGTTATAATAATCTAGGTCAACTTGGTACGAATGATATCGAACATAGGTCTTCACCTGTTCAAACTGTATCACCAACTACAAATTGGATGAGAGTTGCTGCCGGTAATACACACACCATCATGATTCGTGAAAGTAATTTTTTCTAGAAAGATTTTTGAGTTGATTAATCATTTAGTTAAAATCATGGCAATTGATGGGTTTTTTACTACAAAAGATGCACATAATACATGTTCTATTGTTATGGATCTTTCTTATGAAAAAACAACATTCGGTGAGAAAATATCAAATTTCAATATGATACCGGAGAATGCTAATGAAATGTTTTCTAACATACTAAATACAAAGATTGAGGTTGATGAGCCGAGTTCTGGTGTATTTTTCAAACCAGTCTCTTGGATTCACTTTGAAAATTTCGAAAGTAGTAATGAATGGTTGTTTTTTTGTGCGTTGTCCGAAACAACACTGAATATCTTTGAGCATCAATCCGGCGCTACGACTGCGTTAGACGGTTACGAGTTCAATTATAGAAATTTATTTGAATGGGATTTACAACTCAATTTTATGTTGAAACCGGGTCAAGGTGTACTTTTTAGACCATGGTTATTTCATAGTTTCAATGGAGGCCTAATTCAAATGTTTAAACTGAGAGAAGTATAATGGCAGCAACAAACTTTCAAGTTAATGGTATTGATTTTGATGATGCCTACGTCAGAAAAGATGTTTTTACTAATATGAGTTCGCTATGGACTTGGGGAAATGGTGCTTCGGGACAATTGGCCAATGGTGGTTCTGGTACTGGTAATCATAGGTCTTTACCAGGTCAGATAACGGCAGATGCTAATACTTGGAAAAAATGTTTTAGTTTAGCAAGTGGATCGAGATTTGCTATAGCAAATAATGGCACATTATGGTGTTGGGGTTATAATGCTAATTATGTTTTGGGTAATGGTACCAATACAAATGTATTAACTCCAATAAAACTAAATGCCGGAAACAATTGGATGCAGGTTACATCAATAGGTGGTTTAACTGCTGCACTGAAGAATGACGGAACTGCATGGTGGTGGGGTAATTATGCCAATAGATCAACACCCTCTCAATACGGTGTTGATACAGATTGGATTCATATTGATGGAGGTTATGCACTTAAGTCTAATGGTTCATTATATGAAATGAGATTGAATGTCGTTAACATTTTAAATGTAACCGCTAATACGTTACCCTTAAATTTTGGAACCAATAACAAATATATCAGCGGCACCATTAACTATGGTGGCGCGATCATCAAAACTGATGGTACACTATGGACTTTTGGAAACAACAACTACGGTGAATTAGGAGATAATACTTTTGGTCTACATAGATCATCACCAGTTCAAGTATATGGTGGTGGTACATGGAAAGATGTATCTTATCGTAGAATCGGAACTTCTGGTGCAGTAGTCGGAGCAATCACAGCTAACGGTATGTTACATATGTGGGGCCATAATACAAATGGTAATTTAGGAATTGGATCAAATTCTCATAGATCAATACCGACAGTATTATATGTAACAACTTCTAATCCTAATAGCTGGATGAAAGTTAGTGCACCTAATTCAGCTCAAACTATAGCAGCATATCCTATTGGTAATAGAGAAGTTTTAGAACCTACGGTCGCCCTTTCTTCTGATGGTACCGCTTGGTCTTGGGGTATGGGTACATCCGGTCAATTAGGTGATAATAATACTGCGCAGCCCGGTACTACACATAGATCATTTCCTGGACAAATACGCACTGGTCAAGTATGGATAGATATATCAAGTTGTATGGGAATAACTAAATTTGATTTCGAATCTACATAAATAGTATATTAGAATAGGTGATGATATTATGAATGGTGATCCTTTAACAACTGTAAAATTTCTCATGTCTATACATCAGAACGATGATGCTAAAATTGTTCTAGATGTGATGAAGAAATATTGTATAAGTCTACAGCAAATAGATGCTGTTGGTGAACTATATTCGAAGATGAGAGAGTTCAGTGGCTGTTATGAAATGTGTCAAAAAGCTTTGACCTTGATCAAAACAGATGAAGAGTTGATATCAGTCAAATCAAACATGATAAGGGCGCTGATATCACTCAATAAACCTATAGAGGCATTAGATTGCCTTGATTTTCTAGAAGACAAACTTCCAAACAATCAAAGTAATCGTATGGATAGAGCTATGTGCCTCTTTCTTTTAAACAAGAAAGATGATGCAGAATCTATATTGAGAGAGATATTGGAAGAGCCACATTCAACCGAATTAGATAAAAAAATAAGATTCAATCTTGGTACTTATAATCTAAGAAAAGGATTATTCAAAGAAGGTCTTAGAGGTTTTCTGGTTGATGGGCGGAAAGTGGATATTTGGAGAAAGTATGATCTTCCTATATCAAATATTTGGACGGGAGGTCCAAAACCAGACAAAACTATAATGGTTTGCACTGAGGGAGGTTTAGGAGATGAGTTTATATCTATCAGGTTTATGAAGCATCTGAAAGATATAGGTATGAATCCTATATGGTATACTGATAGAGAAGACCTTGCCAAAATATTCGAAAGAAATGGATATCAAGTTGTCACATCCCTCAATGATTATAAGAAAGAATGGTTAGGGTGTTATGGTATGGCAACACCTTGTTATCTAGACTTAGAAGAAGATGATCTTTGGTATGGGCCATATCTGCAACCTATTCGCCGAAAAAAAATATTACCTGGAAAATTGAAGATAGGTCTCAAGTGTTCGGGTAATGCAAAGTATGATCAAGACTTGCACAGGACAATACCTTTCAAAGAAGTGATTGATTGCCTACCAAAAGATGCGACAATCTATTCATTTCATGTAGACGAAGATATCGATGATCCTCGTGTTGTATCTCTAAGAGATAATATAAAATCTTGGGAAGATACTTTAGATTACCTAGATCAGATGGATGTGGTTGTTTCTAGCTGTACCTCATTACCGCATGCCTCTGGTGCGCTAGGTAAGAAAACGATAGTTATGGTACCTATCTTGACATATTATACATGGACATATCCTACAAAACATACAAAATGGTATTCAGAAAATACAACTGTATTGAGGCAAGTAGAGTATGATAATTGGAATGCACCTCTCAGTGAATTGAAAGAACTTTTTGATGTATAGTCGATACACTTTTTTGATGATATCTACGATCAATTCAACCTATGGTAATATAGATAGTTATACCAGATTCAAACAAACTGTCGAAGCAATAGATTCTGTTATAAATAAAGTTCCTGGTTGCAAGATACTCTTCGTTGATAACTCTAACACACCGATTCAAGAAAGTTGGAGGAATATCATTGAATCAAAGGTCACAGTTTTCCACCAACTCGAACACAATCTATTCAGTATTATAGGAAATATACACAAACTAAAAAGTGCATCGGAAACAAATATGATGTACAGAGCTTTCGATTTACTCAAAGAGTATAACTTATTAGGTGAAAGAATATTCAAATTGTCTGGCCGTTATCGTCTTGCAGATAGTTTTGATGTTGGTATATACAATAATCCTATATTTCAAGATAAGTATGCATTTGTGGTAAAACAATGGGCTTCAACCTACGATAACTGGTTGACAAAAAGAACAATTATGAGATTGGAAACAGCACTTATATCTTTCACACCCAGTCTATTAGATGAATTTCAATCTTTTTTACCCGGTGTTTTATGGCAAACAATGAAAACTGATGATTGTATAGAAGAAGCTCTATTCGAATACATACCTCATAATAAAATTATACCTCTAGAACTTGTTCATGTGGAAGCCGAAAAGGCAGAAGGTGGGTTTATATTTCAATGAAAACTGCTGCATATACTATTTGTAAGAATGAGATCAACCGAGTCGATCAGTGGATCTACTATACCAAAGATTTTGACTACAGAGTTGTACTCGATACTGGATCAACCGACGGTACATATGAGGCGTTACAAAAAGTACCAGGTATCATACTTGAACAGTTGATTATGCCCAAGTTTAGATTTGATATACCTCGGAATTATAATCTGAACATGATACCTGAAGATGTTGAATGGTGTCTTTCACCTGATATG